AAATCTACTACCTTCTTCTTTTTGTTCTTCTTTTTGTTTTTTTATTGTATCTTGAAAATCTTCCAACATAAATTTATCCAAGAGAGTATCACCTATATTCATTGGAACGGGAGAGTCATATTGTAATATATCCTCTCTAGCCCTTTCAGCAGGAGTACGATTGCTTTTTTCTCTAGCATTCATAATCTGATCAATCATATCATCACTCACAGAACCTTCGGGTGGATTATCTAATTCCATACCAATACGCTCTTTAAACTCTTCTAATTCTTGCATAGCTTGTTTTGTAGCCATCTCATCTGCTTTTTGCATTTGTTGCATTGAATAAGCACCAGTTCCCGCTTCGGCATCAAACATACCACTAAGTATTTCTTTTCTACGTTCTTCAAACATTTTGTTTAAAACTTCTTCGCTAGGCTCAGAGCCTAATAATTTGGCGATAAATGATTTAACAGGACCACCACCAATTCTGTAACCAATACGTCCGCCGTTTGCTTTGCCCTGACCAAATAAACCTTCGTATATTTCTATAATTTCATCGTCTGTTTTATCATCTAAATCTTTTCCACCAAAACCACCGCCACCGGCGTCTATAATTTGATTTTTCATTATAAGAATTTTCATGTCTTGCATGGAATCACCTAATGTTCCACTACCGCCACTGGAAAAACCAACGCGGCCCCCGGTCTTATATCCATAACGAGATAATGCATCGTCAATTTCAGATTGACTAAATCCTGCCATACCCATGTATCTTGAAATATAATCTATTCTTGATTGTCTGTCCGCAGCGGAATCAGCTTCTCGACCGGCCATCTCTTCTTCGTATTTTCTTTGTGCTTCTTCTGCTGCGTCGTACGCGGATATTGTTCCACCTGCTGTTGCAGCAGTGCTTGCACTTTTTCCAAGGCTACTTAAAACTTCATCTTCACTAATTCCTTCTGTTAGTTTAAATTTTCCATCTCCGCTTATTTCTGTTGGAGCTAACAGTGTACCGGCATCAGCAAAAGCACTTTTTGCTTTGTCACCCAGTTCCATTCCTAAAAACTGTCCACTTTGTCCAACGTTTTTAAAATATTGTCCACCGCCTCCCATTAAAGCGGATACGGCTGCGGTTCTTGGATCAACTTTACCTTTAGTTAATAAATCAACACCAGCTGATGTTAAACCAGAAGCTAAGGCTTTACCTCCTAAAGTGCTCATGATACCTGTTCCAAGAGCGCCACCTAAAAATTTTCCAACAAGAGGACCACCAAACATAGAAGCCGCGATAGGTAAAATAGGTTGTATTTCTTTTGGTATAATTCTTCTAACTGCTTTACTTATTGATCCCATAATGTTCCTTTGTGTATCTTGTTACAACTCTTGTGATAACCTCATCATCAGTTATTCTCAACCATTTTACAGGTTTATTACATCCAAGTAAATTAGTAAAGTATTGTTTTGTCCATTTCATAACAGATTTCACATCATCAACGCAAATTGTATCAATGTGCCAGGGAATGTCTCCACTGTTGTAATCTTCAGAGTTTAATTCGGCGGTTGTCATAAATCGTTTTTCTGCATCCTCATTTAAAAATGCCCAGTTTGTAAAGGCATAAGGTAGCTCATTTCTATAGTGAATCTTATACTGATTCAGACTAACAGATGGGGCTATATGTTGAAGCACGTCCTCGAACGTGTGATCTTTGTAGCGAGGAAACAACTTATAAAGTCCATAAGCTACGGTAATATCGTATAATTTACCGATATCTGACATAGTGTCAAGAACTTGAGTCGCTTAAAATATCTGGCATTTTAGCTATTCTAATCTTGACAGTTCTACTTAAATCTTCTTGTTTTGTATCTGTGTTGACATCGTTTACATCATCTTCAGCTTCTTTATCTGAATTATACTCTTTACTAGTTTTAGTATTTATAAGAGTAACTTCTGTTTCGACATCAATTTCTTCAACGGTTTTACCATCTTTAACAACCGATACTTTTCCACCAGGTTCTAAAAAAGACATACTACCTCCTTAATCTCTATTTATTTCTAATATTGCACAAGTGCCTTCAAATATATTAGCACCACCTGATTGTAATTGTAACTTGTCATTTTCTTCTAATACAATTGATCCATCAGATATACTTTGAGAATTACCAGAATTTACAGTGTGCTCTGCAAACTGAAAAGCTGTTGTAGCTGAGTTATCATAAAGAAAAGCTTTTATTTCTGTATTTGAAGATCCTACATTTGCAACATGAATATTTTGTATAATTGCTCGAGAGTTTGATGGTACAGTATAAACATCAGTGACATCAGTGCTTGTTAAATCAAACTGTGCGTTTTTATAAATATTAGCCATTAACTTGTACTTCCTGAAGATTTAAACCATGTATAACGTTCTGCTTCTTGTTTTAGTTCGTCTAAATAAGTAGAGTTTAATTGTTCAATAATAATACCAATCGCTCTGTTTATTTGTTTTTGGTTTGATACATCGTAATCTTCTTTCGGTTCTGGTATTTTAACATTTATTTTTGCCATTATCTACCCCCGTCTGGTTGCACATCTAAACTAAATGTACCAAATCGCCAGTTTTGATCAACGTCATCGTTTTCAATTTTGATATTGACATATCGACCACGAGCTCGAGTATCTTTTTTAGTGGTTGATGATGTAATTGAAAACGGACTTAAACCTGTTGTTGATTCTTCTTGAGAAGGAAAACTTTTTACGGCCAACGTTACTTTGGCTGTTCCCTCTAAAACTTTAAAATCAGGAATAAATCGTCGAACAGCTAAAAACTGTTCTCCTTCTGTGCCTTGTCCTTCTAAATCAAAATCATAAGACTGTACAAAAGCATTAATCGCGGTGCTCGATCCGTCAATATTAACTTGATTAACACCTGTTTCATGTTCGAAATACGTTGTTGCTCCTAACCCTGTATCTCCTTGAATGACTGGAAACGTACCTGTTTCACTAGAAGCAAAAGAAGTTGCATAAGGTTTAGGATAAATAGAAGAGTCCATCCATGATGTACGGCCTTCGGTGCTTGTGTACCAAATACCACCAGGAACTTGTGATCCTAAAGATTCGAGATAATTGTATGCTACTAATCTATTATTAAAACTTTGACCAGATGCAGGGTACCACCAAACAATTTCTGTAAACAAATTGTTTACACCCGCAGTGATTTGTTGTCCTTTGGTTAAGTCAATATCATCATATACAAAGTCTTCAACAGAACAAGGCAGTGACTTAACTGTACCATCGAATAAGAAAAAACCATTGTTGCTCATCCAATACGCAACACCATCTATTTCGACAGCTGCATTCTTACCAATCAAACCACAGTTGGTACCCACTTGTTCAAAACCAAATGTAAAAGGTGCACCAATAAACTTCATGGTATACAAAGCAGTGTCGGTCCATATCAAAATTGTTTCTTTTGCTTTCAAAGAACCAACTATTTTAGTTCCGTCTTGCAATCGTTGTGTACCTGCTGCATTAATAGCAGAAGGTATAAAAGTATTAATATCCTCTTGATCAGAAAAACGAATAAACATATCGTCTTGTGTTGTTGCTGTACCTATAGTTGTTTCTGTACCAAAGTGAATTAAATGTCTTGTGGTAGGTGATATCAAACTAACTCTTGTTGCGGTAGGATTATTAGAAGTAGAAAAACCAGATGTACTTGTTGAAGCTCTATTTGATGTTGCATCAGAAGCACCACCGTTCCATGTAAAGGTTTTGCCGTTTGCAATTGTAGCTACTAAAACTTCACCAAAGTTATCTATAGACCAGAGTCCTGGTTCCAAAGAAACAAAAGAAGCACCTACTGCAACACCCCAACCATTATAGTCAGAGGCATCAGTGGCAGTTGCTCCGTTATCATGAGTCGCTGCAGTCGTGCCTAGAGCTCCTCTCGTACAACCTGTTAAATCATTTGTTGATTTACCAGTATAAGTAATCAATTCTGAATCTACTAAGATAGTACCCGCAGTAGGAAAAGCTGTAGCACTCGTTAATGTAATTGTTGTTTCACTTGCATCCAATGCTTCATTTACTGTTGTGACTGTGGCAGAGTCAACCGTGCCACCCCAATTACCAACACCCCAACCATAACCGTATGTTTGTTCTTGAGGACCAACAACTTCATACATTTTACAAGTCATTGAACCACCTGTTGATATTGTAGCGGTTGCAGCTGCAGAAGAAGTAATGGTGAAAGTCGTCGTTGACGGTACAGATGTTATTTCAAATTTTTTATCTTCAAAGTTAGAAGCACTAAGTCCAGTGCCACTCGGTAGAGTCACTGCATCTAATTGTACAATATCCCCGGTCGACGCTCCGTGAGCAGATGTTGTTGTAATTGTTACCGTTGTAGAAGTATTAACGGTTGCCATTGTCGATGATGTCAGAGAACTTTTTATTGGTGTTATATCAAAAAGCTGGCCTTCAAAGTACAATAAGAGAAACTTATCTGTACCAAGGGCCACATATCGATTGCCATCTAAATCTGTGAAAGGATGTTGTGCTCGGACAACACCGACAATTTTGTCTGGTAGAAGAGAAGACCAACCTCCAACTTTTTCTGGTAGACCATAACGGAAGCGGACATTATTAGAATCCACAAATCGACGTTCGGCACCTTTCGTGGTGTCCTGTTTGTCTATCCCAGGTAAAAAGTCTAAGGTAATGAGAGCCATTTACCCTCCTTAAATTTTATCTTTGTATGCCCAACCGCGAGTCGCGTTTAAGAAAACTAATGTAAAAGCAGCTCCGTTTGTTGATACTGTTAAATCAGAAGCAGAGCCATTGATATTAGAACTGTTTCGACCGACGGTAAGATTGTTAGAGCCAAAGGTTCCTTTGGCATCAATAAAAGTAACTTCATCACCAACACCAGGAGATGCTGGAAGAGTCATAGTCAAAGCAGAAGAACTGGTATCAATAATTAATTGATCACCATCCACGGCTGTGTATGCGCTAGAAAGAGAGTTATACCCCTTTTCTAAACTAACTAAATTAATATTGGTGCCATCTGAATAAACTACTATCTTAGAACCGACAGGCATTGTAATACCTGTGCCGGATGCTGTTTTAAAAGTTAATGTATAATGACTAGAACTTCGAGTCGTTGCATCTTCAACGAGATACATCTTTTCAATGGAATCAGGAACAGTCACATTACGGTTCGCGGCCAACGTTCCTGTTAACTTGATAATCATGTTTCGTCCGTCAGACGCCGCACCATTACTAATTGTTAATGCTTGATCAGAAGAAGCCGCGTTGATAGATACATAACCACCAACCGCTTGTTCGACTAGTTGTAAATTAGTATTAGTAACAGTTCCCCAAAGACCTGCTTTTTCACCTGTTGCGATGAGTTCAAATTTTTGTGATGTTGAATAACTTGATGCCATATTGCCTCCAAATTTATATTATGTTTCGACGTTTGTCCATGTTTGACTTGCTCCCAGATTGATTTCTGTCCAATCTTGTGCAGCTCCAGGGTCAATTGGGTTCCAAGTAATGACACCAGCTGCAGTTGTAGCGCCTGTTACAAGGTTTGTTGTTGGTAGAACCACAGCCTTACCAATGATAGTAGCACCATTGAAAGACATAGCAGAAGTTCCAACACCTGCTGTAGATAGAACAACACGTGCTCCTGCTTTTGGTGTAGCGTCCCCAACCGCACTTGTAACAGCATTTCCGGTAACCGAGAAATTGGCTTTACCAATAATGGTAACCGTGCCAGTGGCTGTTGTGACGAGGTTCGTGGTGACGTCTACAAAAGCAAAATCTGTTGGAATGACTGTACCAACAGAAGCGGTAACAGCATTACCTGTAAGGATAACCTTACCTTTACCGACGGGTGTAACATTACCAATCGCACCTGTAACGGCATTACCCGATACAAAAACTTTGTTTAAATTTGTTTGTGCGGAAAACGGTGACGATGCAAAAGCGTCAAAACCAAATAACATGGTTACGCTCCTGGATCAGTTATTGTACCACCATTTGCAACCCACTCAAGGATCTCTTGGTAGTGTCTGTTGTCTGTGTCGTGAGGTACAGACCATTTTGTTCCATCTGTGTAAATTACTTTATAACTAAAACTATTTTCTGAATATATTTTTTCTACTGTATTAATCATTATAACTCCGCATCCAATATTATATGAGCATCTGCATCATTATTTTGTTCTAAGAAAATACCGTTACCAGCAGTAATACCACTTGTAGTAACTCTTATTGCAAAAGTCGATGAACTGACATGGTCTGAATTTATTGCTATACTAGAAACACTTGAAGCACCCCCTGGTTTATGTGCTCTAAAACTACCACTACTTGATAGACTTGCAGTAGTTCTCATTTCCACAGGTAGAGGATTTATATTACAAAGAGCTAAAGTAGAACCATCAGCCATTCCTTGTGCTATAATTCCATAATTACCTGATGTGTCTTTTTGTGGATTTTTTTGACAATATCTAAAACATTTTTGTAAATTATTCTCATAACTCTCAAAAGGAAAACTAGGTATGGATGTAGAATCAAACTCACCTACTTCGAGTTGTACTCCTGTAAAATAAATTTCATTAGATGCATCATCAAAAAAGTTTACTGCATTTGATGACATTTGAAATATACTGCTTGTCGCCCATGAACTTGTTGGACTTACTTTATCATCAGGTCCACTTGCAAGATGCCAAATGACTCTCAATCTTCTAGAACTGTCATAGTCTAGAGCAACACTTGTATCTCCTACCCATGTTATTATTTTCTTTTCCCATGTGTTTGCTGAAGAAATTGTATAATCAAATAAAACATAACGACCCGTGCTTCCTTCTGCTTTAATTTGAACACTATATGTTCCCGTTTTATTAGATTTCACCCAAAAACTTAATGTTGCACTTGGTGGATTTGATTGTCCATGTTCTAGAGGTGCTACATTAAATCCTTCAAGTTTCTGTTGAAAGAGACAATTGCCGCCTCCTGTTGGTGTTTCTGCTGTATCTACGGCTATTTTTACAGATTTAACTAAACCAGTATTACTAGGTGCATCTGACTCTTGAGTAATGGTGCAATCTCCAGTAGCTCCACTTGTTCGTTCAAAGTCAAACCTATCTACTGTAAATCCACTGCTTGAACTAAAAGAAAAAGAAGTACCCCTCTGAGCCACGGACATATCTCCGTTGATGATGATAGGAGTTACGAGGCGATCGCTTGGATAACCTCTACTTGTTAAACCTTTATTGGGGATCGTGTTTAGTGCCATGGTCTATGCTCCTATTAATTTAAATCCTTGAAAATATGTATCGGTTGCATTAACAGTTGGTGTTCCTGCGTATGTTCCTATGTATGCATAAAACTCTATATAGTCATTTACAGATAAACTAACTACAGTATGAACAGTTTTAGATTCTACATTAGAAGGTGCATCAGAACTATTCATATGGTTATAAGATTGTCTTATTTGTGTACCATTTTTATAAATACTAGGTACATTTGTAGCCAATTGATAAGAGCTACTTGAATTAGCACGAAGATTGCCGATAAAAAAATATGTTCCTGCTTCAGTACAAGTGAACTTATAATTAGAAGTATCAAAATTACTTCCTGTATTAATTGTAGTGTTATTTAACTGTATTTTAGTATGAGTTGAACCAGTAACAGTTTGATTTGAACCTAAATATGCTTCAAAAACAGGAGTATTCTGAAGTCCACCCACACTTGCTACAGAAGAAGCTAAACTTGAACTAGCAGTAAAGCTTCCCGAACCATCAGACGTGATGATGTTATTATCACCGCTGTCATTGATTAAATTTACTTTAAGCTTACTGGTCATCTATGCTCCTGTTAATTTCATTCCACCCCAACCACAGGATTTAGAAATAAAAAGATAATCTCCACTATTACTTGTGGTAGCGAATCCAAATAATTCTATGTAATCTCCATCTGAAACATCTACTACAAATGTTCCATTAATAGGTACTTTTAATAAACTTCCATCATTTGCACCTACACCATCTCCATTATCTGTTCCTGTAATTGTTGAGCCGTTTTTCTTTAAAATAGCATTACTTAAACTTATTGTATTTCCACTATAATGAATAAATAATCTCCACCAAAATAAATAAGTTCCACTTTTACCACTTGGACAAGTCCAACGATAATCACTTGTGCTATAAGCTGAGTCTGTATCTTTTACTACTATATCACCTTGAAACTTTGTAAATGCGTTATTTGAAGCTGTTTGATGTGCATTTAAATAAACATGAAACATTGGAGTATTAGTAAAAGGTCCAGATACAGTATCTCCATCCTCACCAATAGTAATTGATGAGCCTGACTGCTTTATAATCTCATTTACCTTTAACTGCGATACCACTACTTACTCCTTATGACTTAGGGTTTGCGTCTTTAATAGCTTTGATTCTAGTTTTCCACGCATCGATGTCTTTATAGATTTCATCGAGCTGTTCACCGATATCTCCGTATGCTGCTCTACGTGTAGCTTTGACTGTATTGTTTGTTTCTTCAGTGTTACCTGCTGCTTCTTGTGCAGCGAGTTGATCATCTGTTGGTTTGTCCAAACCAGAAATATTCCATTCCTTGATGTAGGGACCTTTACCATCAGAATCATCCTGAAGTAAAACATCTTTTGTAAAGTCTACAGTCTTCGAGTTAGCTGCGCAGTAAAGTTTTATCTTTGT